AAGGTTTTGATTTCCTCTTTCGTATTGAGGTTCATAAGGACAATGTAAACATCCACTTCCACAACACTTACCTCTTCTTATATGATATTCTTCGGTCATAACCATTCTACCTTGTTTGTCGTAATAGAACTCGTTTGGTTGTAGTTTAGGTCCAAATTCTCTAACGTATAGTTGTTGTACCCAATCTTTAGATGCCCCTACATTCATATTAGTTATTTTTTCTTTGGTTATAAAACGCCAACAATATTTGATATGTCAGCGTTATATCGTTTCCCCATTGTACTTTCATGATTACACAATTTCACAAGCCCCACCAGCACAAGCGGCTTCTCCTCGTAGGTCGGTATTATCTTGTAACTCAATAACTTTTGTAAGATCAACATCTGATAATGTTTTAACCAATCTTTCAAAATCTTCTTGTGTACAATCTTCAAAAGGTGCTTGTGTATAAGTTCCTCCGTTATATGGTAATACTGATAATCCATTATAGAAGTCTCTGTTATTCCACATCCAATCACCAACTAAATCCCACTCATCTTCTTTAATTGATACGGTTGCTGATACGTTGTGAGTATTTTGTCCGTTTCTATGTCCAGGTTTAATCCATTCTTGAGAAACTTTCTTAACTCTTTCTAACATCTGAAATACTGACTCGTGTCTTACTATTGATCCTTCAGGTGCCTTTTGTGGGATAGTGATTACTGCAGTGTCGTGTGGTCTAAAGTATTCGTCCTCAATCAATTCAGGGTGATTAATCGCCAAGTAAGAATAAATTGATTCATTTTTACCAACACGTATTCTTCTTAGGTAATAGTCATTATGCCAAGCATGAATTCCTGATGAAGTTCCTAATACTAATGATGAGGTTCCTGATGGTTTAACTGTTGTTGTTCTTGCCGATTTATTAATTCCAATAAGGTTAGCTACTCTTTCGTTTTCCTCTTTTACCATCTTAGCGGCTCTTTTCATGTCATAACCTAAAACAACACCTGAACCAATACCTGTCATACCAACACCAATAAGTGCATCTTTTTCAGTTGTTCGTTTCCAAATGTCTCTTAGATAATGAAAGTCAGTGTACCCCGCTTGTAATGTTCCGATAAATGATGCTGCTCTAACTCTTTTATCAAAATCTTCTTGTGATTCAATATCTGAAGCATTTACCTCACACAAGTTACAGAATTGAAATGGTCGTAGTGCAATTTCACAACAAGGGTTTGTTCCCCAATCTTTATCATTAGATAAATAAATTCCCGGTTCTCCTGCCCCTGATAATTCAATACGTTTCCACAGATCCATAAAAAATTCTTTTGTGATTTTGTGACGAAGAAGGACTGCTGAGTTATTTGCCCTACCTCTTTGTGCGTTTTGTTCCCACCAATTTCCTGATTTACATGAAATCATTTCTTCATCGTCAGCTGAGAATAATGAGATAAGTGCCGCTCTTCTAATACCACCTGCAAGTACCGCATCTGCAATATGACATACAATATCATGGGTTTCAATCGGTGTTAGTTTTTCACCATCTTTTTTGTTATCCAACACTTTTGTTATATGGTGAATACAATCTTTAAGTGGTTGAGGTCCTGGCGCCTTTCCTCCTGATGTTACAAGCATCGCCCCTTTTTGTCTGATGTCTGAAAAATCAAATATAGGTGTTGATGATTTGTAACCTAAATAAGATTCCATTAATACTTTAATAGCATCCGCCCATCCTTCAATTGAGTCACCAATAAGGTATCTTCTTGTTCTTTCAGGATTTGGTTTTTTAATATCTGGTAGTTTTTCAACGTGGTGTTTTTGAACTGAGTAACCAACTCCTGTTCCACCTAAAAGTAAAAACATTGTTTCAGAGAATGAGTCGACGTGGTCGATTGGCATATATGCACAATTATAAACTCTGTTTGGTGAAATCTCAATTGGTTTACCGCCGAATTGTAATGATCTCATTGATGGTAATACTTTCTTGTCGTATACCATTTTGTATACCTCCTCAATCTCATCTTTGATTTGGGGGTACTTACGTTGGTGCATCTCTTTGTTGCGAGTTACCAACTCTTCCCAAGTCTCTCTCCTGTTTAATTCGGGTTGAAACTTAGCGTATTTCATAAAGACAGTAATGTCACTTAATATTTTTTGCGAAATATCCATTTTATTCAAATTTAATAATTTATTTTAAGATTCTTGTTGTTCTTTTTGTTTTTTCTTTTCTAAAAGTTCTTTGATTCGGCTACGGTTTCTTTCTTCTTTTTGTTCCTCGTGTCCAAGAAACGTAACACTTTGTTCTGTGTCGATTTCTAACATGCCGTTATCAAATTTACAGTTTTCAAATATAACACCATCTTTACCAATTCTTGATTTGGTGATTGCGATGGTTGCTAAATTCATCTCTTTTTGTTGTAGACTCTTAGCCACCGTAATAATTACGTGACCAACTTGTGCCTTTTTGATTGATCCACCCATTTGATCTGTTGTTACAACCTCTGATGATATTGAGTTTCTATTACCTTGTGTTGCAGTCCACCCTGCGATATCCAATTCGTGACACATAGCCTCAAATCCTCTCATAACTGAACCTTCACTTTTCCATTCGTCACCTAAGTTCTTGTCTGGTACTACACAATCGATATAATCTAAAATTATCATATCAATTTTTGTTCCCTCGGCAATCATTTTTCTAACTTGGTTCTTAATCTGATTCATGGTTACGGTATCGGACGCCAACTTTTTCATAATCAACTTATTTTTTCTTGTTGTTTGAATATGTTTAACTTTTTCCATTACCTCCCCCCTGTTTTCAGTTAAATCGTCAGGGTGAATTCCAGTCCAAAGTGTTATGTGTTTTCTTTGGATAATTTTTGGGTTGTCTTCAAAGAATATTTGAAGTACATTATATCCCAAATTAAACGCGTGATTTGCAATTTTGGTAGTGAATGTTGATTTACCAACTCCGGTAGGGGCTAAAATAACGCCAATTTCTCCTTTGGCTAATCCTCCTTTTAATAAGTTATCAATACCGGGTACACCAATAGGAATTGGATGTCTGTAATCATCATTTAATACCTCATCAAGGTTAAAGAACACGTCTGTAGTCCCTTTATCTACTTCACCAACTTGGAGAGCTCCTCTTACCATTTCTTCTAACTTATCGTAACTCTCGAAATCACCTTTATCAATGATTGATTGAGCTTTTGTCATTACTTTTTGGAGTTCCTGTTGTTTACAGAATTTTAAGGACTTTTCTTGAACAAATATAGATCCTTCATCTGAAACGTTCTTAACCTGTTCTAATGTATCTAATATGCTCTTTTGAGCCATAGGTGAACTGATTTCTGATTTTGTTAATTGTTCAAGGGTATCAAATGTCGGAGTATGCTCATAATTTGTATAATATTCTCTAATCATTTGACAAATGATTCTAAAATATTGGTTATCAAAATAGTGAGGATCAATAACTTCTATGATGGAATTAGCGAAATCTTTATATGTTACTATGTTGTTTAAAAGTTGTATTTGAAAAGTATTTCCTAAGTATCCGAAGTTCTTTTTGTCTGACATATTTTATAGATTTTTGTTCTGTGTTTTAATAAATACTATTAAGCCAATGAATAATTCAAGTAATTAAAAGATAAATTTTTCTCTGATAAAATGTCAGTTAGGTCTCTTAAAATTGTTTTTATGGATGGGCGTATATCCAGGGTATATCTTACCTTTGGTGGGTATACTTTTGCGTCAATAACTCTATGACAAATTGTCTCATTTCCGACCTTTAAAATAATGTTAAATACTTCAGGTCCGTCTGTGTTTGATGTTTCTAAAACGGTTGGGTCTTCTTCTATTTGGAATCGGTTTTCCAACATATAAACCATACACTTATTTCTTAATTTTGTTTGTAGCTCTTCAGATAAATCTTTAATGTATTCATACAACTCTGTACTGTTCTTACCTTTTGGGTTAAAACCTTTTACATTAAAAAATCTTTGTACAACAAAATTATTGTTAAGTGTCATTAGGAATTCAACCTTTGTTACATCATTCTGCTCTTTCATAATTTTACTTTTTTGTTTTGAATTTTGTTTTTTCTTTTCTTGTTAACTTTAAAAATGGTTTTAAAAAATATACCCACTGTTCGTCCCCTTTTGGTAGGTATTTAAATAATCCGTCCTCCATCATCATCCGAATTAAGTTTTTATATCCTCTTCCGTCAGGATCCAATGACTCTGAGTAATACGCTTCAACTAATTCTTTTCCTTCTTCACTAATAAGTGGTTCTGATAAATCTACAATCTTTTTATTGATTATAAAAAACTCGTCACCAAAAATACCCTCTTTTGTTTTACCCGTCAGTAAATTTTTAAGAACGGTATTGTCTTTTTGTTCTTTTAGTAGTTCCTCACCTCTTGTTAAAATATCGGAAAATGAAACTTCTTTTTCAAGTAGCTCAGGAAATAATTTAACAAAAGTTTTCTCACCAAAATAATAGATACCATCAATATTATCTGATTTATCGCCCGATAGGATTTTAAATGTTTTTATATTATAGTGAGGAACTTCAATTTCTTTTAATTTAATCATATCACCTTTCTTATAATACTTCTTTGTGTTAGGTGAATAGATTGTTACATCATCAGTGATAAGTTGCGTAAGGTCTCTATCTCCACTAAAAATAGTTTTATCCTCTCCTTTAGAAATTTGACAATAGTACGCAATTAAATCATCCGCCTCAGAGTTTGGGAACTCAACTTGTCTAACAAACATTTCTTCAAGGTATTCCTTAACTCTATGTTTTTGTTTGTTAAACGATTCTTCTTTAAAATCTTCTGTTACT